GACACACTAAATCTATTGTAGGTATTTTTCCTGAAAACAATGTTTCAGAAACCCGGAATGAGGATTTGACCAATCGTGGTCCAAATGAGACTGATGGCTCTCAAGAGGAACGTATTGGAGAATTTGTAGACGTAAATCCAGTGGCTTATTCAGCTTCTAGTATGTCTATCATGCAGACAATTCATGGTACGTTCAATATGGAACGTTATATTTTAGATCGTAATTTTACGAGAGAATATAATGTTGCTAATTATACTGTGACTTCTGGACAAGCATTAGGTTATCAAATTGGAGTTTTGAATTTTCCTTATCTTTGTTCCAATTTCCTTTCATTCAAGCTATGATAGGTTATTTTATGTACTATCGTGCAGGAATTCGTATTTCTGTGCGTTCATCAGCAAGTAAGTTTGATTATGGATGTATTATGATCGATGATTATCCCTATAAAATGGGTGCAGATACAAATGCAGATACAATTTACACACGATCAGGTAGAGAACATGCTCTGTATTTTTGGGAACAAAGTGGCGCTCTTATTATGGATTTACCTTTTATTCATCCACAGAGAGCTTTGAACACTTTATCATACCAGGCTGATGAGATGCATTGTGTTACGTTTTCAGTTGTATCACCGTTAGCTAATATCAATGGAACTTCTGAAAGTGTTACACTTTCTGTTTTTGCTGAATTTATTGAACCTGAAGCTTACATGCCACTAAATGTTAATGATTTAAGTGTTGGTGGAGCAGATCCTGGGTACACATTTGTTCCTCATTCTGAAGCAAATAATAAAGCGAAAAACAATAGTTTCTCTTCAACTTTTGAAACAGCTGCTAGAGTTGCAGGAAATATCATTGCACCACGGCTTACTAGAGGAATTATGGAAGTTAAAAGAGCCATGGGATTAGATAAACCTATGTCTGTTGATGTTAATAATACTCCGCGTATTAGTTATTTGCAGACCGATTTTTATGGTAAAGGTATATCACTTACTAAATGTGGTGGAGTTGATCCAGAGAATGCAGTATCTACAGATCCAATTATAGCTTCAAATTCTGATGATATGCTTATAGCTAAAATTGCAGGAACACCTCAGATGACACAAGCATTTAATTTGTATAGTACAACTTCGCCTTTTTCAGTAATTGATTTATGGAAAGATTCCGCTTATGAAAATTATGATGCTTTTATATCTAATATGTTTCGTTGGCGTTCTGGTGGTTACAAGTTCAAAATATATTTTTCCTGCTCACTAATGCATTCAGCAAGAATTGTGTTGTGGCTTGGAGTAACGACTGGATCCGGTAGTTCTGGCAATTGGCAAAACTGTTATCATAAATTTATTGAAGTATCTGGTACTACTGAAGCCTCCTTCTTTGTACCTTATCCTTACGGTGCTATTGTTCAAGCAACTACCACTGCTGCCAGTACTGGCTTTTCAATTTATGCTCAAGTTGTATCATGGTCACAACCAGTTTCTACTGCAACTACTCCTATTTATATGATTATTTATAAGAGTGCAGCGGAAGATGTTAAGTATTACGCTCCTATTAGTGTAGAATATACCTTTACTCCAGAATCGTTTCCTCGTAAGGATTTTTCTATTCCTTTTGAACCATTTAATCCTTCTTTTACAGCTTATGCACATAAAGGAGTTGTTTGTGGAGAAGAAATCTTAACTCTTAGGGACATGTGTCATATAATGTGGGCTCAACAACCAGCTACAGCTGGGGCTTCTATTAATCCTTCACCAGTATGGACTTACGGTGTTTCGAATGTTGTACTCTCTGGCCCTCCATTGTTTGAACTTATGTTTCTTTTTAAACGTGGTTCTTATCGCTTAAAAGTTATTACTCAAGATGGCACTAGAAATGTAGCATGTCTGATACATAATAGTGGTCAGTATGCGCCTACAGCTGATATGATTAATGGATCAGTACCTGTAATGGAAATGAGTATTCCTTTCTATACCTACAATGCTTTTCAAGCTATACGTCAAGATGCTGATGTTTATCCTAACATGATTACAGCAGCCAATGGTGGTGCTTCTACCTATTATCTACATGGGTGTGGTGATGATTTTTCACTCATGTATATTTTTCCTCCTCCTCCAGGATCTTTTTCATCCCCTGCCTCCACTTTAGGTTTTGTTGGCTTGCGTACCTTCTTTGCCTAAAACTTTGATTTATTTTTACTATGTTCGTGAATCAATTTTAATAATTAAAACATT